TGTGTAGTCACCAGTGCCGTTATCCGTAATGCTAGACACATTACCGCTTCCACGAATCGCACTAGTGCTTGGGTTTGGGGAAAATGCGTTTGCACCATCAAAATTTACCCATGCGCGAGCAGAATAAGATGGCGCAGAACCAGATGCTGTAGATAATGAGGCAGGTGCAGGTATCCCTGTGCAGTTGGTCAAAATACCGCTTGCCGGAGTTCCTAGAGCCGGAGATGTAAGCGTAGGGCTGGTTAGTGTCTTATTTGTCAGCGTCTGGGTATCTGTAAGGCCAACAACCGCACTAGCAGGGTTGCCAACGCCACTAGCAGGGAATGTTACTCCAAGAGAGCCATCTAAAATTAAACTCATTTTATTTCCTTAGACCACAACCCAGCGACTGCCGCTTGGGACTGTGACTGTAATGCCTGAGTTAAGAGTGACCGGCCCTGCGCTCATGGCGTTGTTTCCTGTTGTAATAGTCGAGCTAACAGCAACAGTCGCTGCATTTTCAACATACCCTTCGCTTCCAATTACAGCACGTTTTGACGGGTATGTAACAAACACATCTTTGGTGCCCGCACTGAAATTGACAGCCGAGCCGCCGTTAGACGATGTTAATACTGTTGTTCTGGCAAGGGTTGTGCCTGACAGGGTGTATGTGCCAATCCCAACTTCCCATTCTGTTCCAGTCTGGGCTGCAATGGTGTAGTAGGTGGTGTTTCCGTTACCTATGGCCGAGAAAGCCTGAAACCCAGTCGATGCCCCAAGCAGAGTCACTGTTCCCGTACCCGTTGTGGTGGTTGTCTCTTTTACTCGGTCTGTAAGTACTAAAGCCATATGTGTCCTTTAAGCGACCAGCGCCCAAGTTGTACCTTGAGAGTCATTTACATTATTCCACGTTGCGGACTGATTGTCATTTACCAACACCCACGTGGAGCTTTGGGCATTGTTAACGATTTGCCAATCACCCCTAATCGGCGCATACCCAACCAAAGTCAAAACCCCGCATGGCGGCGTGATAATTGTTCTTCTGACCAATCCAGGTATCGACCCAACCAAAGATAACGCAACCCCGGCAGGTTGTACAAGTATAGTCTGAGTAACAGACGGAGCATAACCTGTTACGCTTACAGCCCCCACTGATGGGGTAATTGATACCGCAGTTATTACATCTGGTTGAACGCCAGTAACTAAAGCCGCGCCAGTGCTTGGTGTTACAAAAGAATCTTGTCTAACTACCGGGGCGCTATACGCCAAGGTTAAATTACCAACGCTCGGCGTAATTAAGCTATCTTGAATCGTTGATGGGGCGTTGCCAACTAAAGTCAATGTTGCCGCAGCAGGGGTCATTACTTTGCCAGTAACAACGACAACAGGCGCGGAGCCGATTATTTCTGCGCCGCCGCTAGGTGTAAGGACTGTTCCAGTAACAGCCAGTGGGGCCGCCCCAGCAATGGTTAAATTTTGTACCGCAGGCGTGATAACTTTGGCGCTAACAACAGACGGTGCTACGCCTGTAGCCGTCAGTGAGCCAACGCTTGGCGTGATAAATGTTTCTCTGAGTAAGGAAGGCGCGATACCCGTAATAGCCGTTGCCCCAACAGTCGGCGTAACGATCGTCTGTCTTATTAACGATGGGGCAGCCCCGGTAACCGTTAACGACCCAACAGTCGGTGTAATAACTTTTTCATTAACAACAGAAGGAGCTATACCTACCAGTGTCAGCGAACCAACAGCAGGCGTAATGATTGTCTGTCTCAGTAACGAAGGAGCAACGCCCGTAATAGTTACTGCTCCAACGGATGGCGTAATGATTGTCTGTCTAAGCAGCGATGGTGCTACGCCTGTAGCCGTCAATGCACCTACGCTTGGCGTAATGATAGTCTGTCTTAAGAGAGAAGGTGCTATACCTGTAAGAGTCGCTGAACCAACACTTGGTGTAATTATTGTTTGTCTTAGTAGCGACGGGGCAGTACCCGTAACAGTCAAAGAACCGACGCTTGGGGTCCTCACGTTGCCCGTAACAACAACGACAGGCACAGAGCCGATTAGTTCTGCGCCGCCACTAGGCGTAACGACTGTCCCAGTAACATCAGTTGGCGCTATGCCTGTAAGCGCTAAAGAACCAACGCTTGGGGTAATTACTGTCCCTCTAACAACCGTAGGGGCAACACCAGCAAGCGTTAGCGAACCAACGCTCGGTGTAATTATTGTTCCTCTAACAACCGTAGGCGCAACACCAGCAACAGTCAGCGAGCCTACGCTCGGCGTGATGATTGTCTGTCTAAGTAAAGAGGGCGCTACACCCGCAAGCGTTAAAGTACCTACGCTTGGCGTAATGATGGTCTGTCTTAATAGCGATGGGGTTACACCGGTAAGAGTCAATGCTCCTACAGACGGGGTAATGATGGTCTGCCTTAGTAACGATGGTGCTACGCCAGCAACAGTCAGCGAGCCAACGCTTGGCGTGATAAATGTTTGTCTAAATAACGATGGGGCCACGCCTGTAATAGTTAATGAACCTACAAACGGGGCTACGATTGGCCCTGTAACAGTAATTGGCGCTACGCCTGCAAGTGTCAGTGCCCCAACGCTAGGGGTAATGATTGTCTGTCTAAAAAGCGATGGTGCTATGCCAGTAGCCGTTACCGACCCAACAGCAGGTGTGATGATTGTCTGACGTAATAGCGAAGGCGCAACGCCAGTAATAGTCAACGACCCAACAGCGGGCGTAATAATCGTCTGTCTTAATAGCGATGGTGCTACACCAGTAAGAGTCAACGCGCCTACGCTTGGCGTGATTATTGTTTGCCTTAGTAGCGATGGGGCTATACCTGCAAGCGTTAAGGTACCTACGCTTGGCGTGATAATTGTCTGTCTTAGTAGAGAAGGCGCTATACCAGTAATAGTCAACGCGCCAACGCTTGGCGTAATAATCGTTTGAACTATGTCTGTAGGTGCTACGCCTGTAAGCGTTAATGCGCCTACGCTTGGCGTGATAATTGTTTGCCTTAGTAGAGAAGGCGCAATCCCTGTAAGCGTTAAAGAGCATACAGCAGGCGTGATTATTGTTTGAACAATATCGGTTGGAGCGACACCCGTAAGCGTTAACGAACCTACGCTTGGGGTAATGATTGTTTGAACTATGTCTGTAGGCGCTACACCAGTAAGAGTCAACGCGCCTACGCTTGGCGTGATTATTGTTTGCCTTAGTAGCGATGGGGCAATCCCTGTAAGCGTTAAAGAGCCTACAGCAGGCGTAATGATTGTCTGTCTAAGCAGCGATGGTGCTATGCCTGTGATAGTTAACGCCCCTACAGCGGGCGTAATGATCGTCTGCCTTAGTAACGATGGGGCAACGCCCGTAAGCGTTAATGCGCCTACTAAAGGCGTTATGTTGGTATTTACAAGCGAATCCGCACCCAGCCCCGAAAACGGTGCGCCGGAAAACGGTGCTTGTGAAAACATAGTTACCTCTTAATGCCCAACAGGGGGAAGGACAAAAGTCGTTCCCCCAAGTTTACGAGCATTACCTTGTTAGGTTAAGGTAAATATGCCAGTAGCGGCTGGGAGGATAGTTAACGTATTTGGCGAAGTAACTGTGAACTGGGTGGTAGACAGTTGACAAAAACACAATAACTTGCCCGCGCCCGCGCCCGTGGAATTACGGAGAATAGCATATTTTATATTTGTCAATGAAGCGCCAGATGCTGTAAAGGTCAAGCCAATAGTAGACATCGTGTACTTCATCTGTTTTGCAGACGCGCCAACGGTCCATTGTGCCGTTGCAGGAACAAGGTTACGCCCACCAACAACATAACCGCCAGTAGCGGAAATCTCGTTTGTTATTTGACTGTACGTACTAAGCGTAAATGTAGATGCGTTACTTGCGGAACGGGCCAACACCATTTTAAAAACACCAGCACCGAGCGTGATTGTCCCGTTGCCAATGTATCTTTTAGCGTAGTTGTAAAGTTGCCATGCACTTGCAGCCATGTTAAATCTCCTTGATTTCGGCGTATGATGCGCCAGTTTCCAAAATATGGTGGAGAAGCCCACCATACACTTCTAACTCAATTTCATCGCCCAACATGCGAATCAGGTCGATAAATTCTTGTGCTTGCGAAATCATCCAAGGGTTGCAGTAGAAAATCTTTCCACCAACATTTACTGGGGCTACTACTTGTCCGTCATTTTCCGTCTGTTCATAAGCATGGTGTTTGCCATCTTCTAAACATGAATCGCATCCAAACAGATGAAATCGCTTGAACCCTAGCATTCTAAACAAAGGGATTGCTCTAAGCAATACCGTAGAACCGCCGGGGATGGGAAACCATGTTTCGTACTGTTCTGCAAGAATATTATTAAGCAGTTCAGTGCTTGTGTGCCAAATGTAAGTACGTTCTTTTGGTAACTTATCAAACACAGATGGGTCACACTGGGATGCCATGAAATATTTGCAGTCATCTACAACATTCTCAACAAACCGCTTGTTGAATTCCCTGCCGTCCACCATCACAAAAGCAGAAGGTGTAACGCCGTTATCCAAACAATATTGGTAAGCATTGTTGATTGCGACCAACTTAACGCCGTTTGCACGGAGTTCTTTGATCTTGTCCATGTTCTTAGCAAGAGAAGGCCCACCACCCACAATCATCAATTCAACATCATTTGTTGGGTATGGCTGTACCTGTTGAAAACCCAGAGAAATGTTGTGCTTGACATTTGCCTTGATTTTTTCTTCATCCAAGTTGATAACACCAATCTCCACAACATCTACACCAGAAGACCATGCAGTTACATAAAACAGGCAGTATCCGTCACGCTCTTCGGACCAGTGGATGATGCACTTGCGGTCATTAAACTTTTGCAACCACCATGAATAGGGCTGTACAGTTAAGTGTAGTTTGTGGCCTACCAGTTGACCCATTACATCGTCTTCTGTGGCAATTTGAAAAAACACATGCTGGCAAGCAGCCAAACAGTTATCTAGCACACGGTCTACATGATGTGGGCGAATATGCTCCATAACATCCGTGCAAAAACCATAAGCGGCAGATACTGGTAGTGGCTGGCTTAAATCCGCTTCTACAAAGCGCATGGCGTGGCTTTGCGTTTTTAACATTGGAACGATGTCTTCATCTAGGCAGTTGTCAGCAAAGTCAACCATAGTGACATTCATGCCACCAAAAAATGCTAAATTCAGTGACCCGCGCCCTGTACCGCAACCAAGGTCAATAACTGACGCGCCTTTTGGGGGCTTGGCTTGCGCTAAGAACTCTTGAGCAATATGCTCTCCAGGGGCTACAACTCTGTATTCTGGACGGCTCCACATCATCTTGTATAAATCTTTTTCTAACGGGCGGTTGTTAGTGATTTTTACTTCTGGTGGGTCAGAAAGAACAGAGGAGAAAAAAGTCATTTGTGTGTTTCCTTTTAAGCAAGTCGAATGAGTGCCGATGTACTGGTGTTAGCAGGCATCGTCACGGTGAAAGTTGCACTAGATGTCTTGTCATTGCCGAAGTCTAGCACGCACACAGCGCCGTTGGCCCCGGCTTTGTAGATCAACGCCCCCCTAGCGGTGATCGCGCCCGTCCAAGACGGAGAGGAAAAGTTGACGAACACAATGCTTCCAGAAGAAGTGGACTCCGTGCCAACCGTAGCTGTTACCACCAGACCTGTAGCAGCATAGTTGCCCCCCGTTGCTTCTCCAGTAGCGGTATATGCTGTGGTGGTCTGGTCAAGCGTGGCAGCGTTGGTGTACAACGCCAAGTAAAAGACATCGGTTGAGAAATCAAACGACCCGCTTGCCAGCCCTGATCGAAGAGTATTGCAACTAAAGTTGCCTGTGAATGCCATTACACAACCCCAGTATTCTGTGGTAGCGGCGCTTGCCGATACTGCCCACTGCGATACGCATCGCTCCGCTCCAGACCATCACCTAGACGTTTGGCCAATGCAAGTGCTTCCATGTACTTCTGGTTGTACCCGGCAATGATATCCATCTCACCCTTCATAAAGGTGTAGGCTTCCACCAAAGACCCGTACAACAGCACGGTGTCAAAGTTGTCACCAAGCCATGTCTGGCCAGAAGCCACTGTGGTGATGGATTCAGGGTAATAATAGTAGTGCAACTCAACGTAATACGTCGCGTCTGGCGTGGGGCCAAGAATAAGAGACAACTCGTTTGTAATCGCTGAACTGACAATTGTGGGGCCAAACAGCGCGTAATATTTTGGCTCGCCCGTAGAATTTGGAGTTGGGTACGCCTGACGGATGAAGTTCACATCCTTGTTGAGTAAATACTCAAACGTGCCTGTATCTAAATCAGCGCCCGTAACACCTGTCACCAACGCCAAAGAATACACAGACAAGAAGTCGTTGGGCAAAGACACGTACTTGTTGTTTGCAGTAATTGCGCTGTACTGGTTCTTGCGAATAGATGGGAACTGAACCGAGTTGTATATACGTTGTTCAGCCTGCGTGATAAAAGTATTGATCTGTGTCGTTGCGGACACAGTACTCCCACTCGCAAGGTACACAGCCGGGAACTGATTCTCGGTGTAGCTCTGAATTGTGTTGTACAACTCGGTGTAGTTCATGCCATCGGGCCTCTGGCCATCAAGCCTTTAGTAGCCGCACCAGTACCACGGATTTTGATGCCGCTGGTTTTGACATCATCTCGGGCTGGATTGCCCATAGATACACGTCGTGCAGGCATACCACCGGGGGTAGACTCAGCCGCGCTCATGTTGTTGGGGTCAGTCTGGTATTTGCCAACACTGTTAATGCTGACAGATTTGCCACTCATAGTGTGCGGCACGGCATAAGTGGCGGCATCGCCAACTTCTTTGCCCATCATTTTTTTACTAAATTTAGCCATTATTTGCTCCCAGATTTTTGGTCCATAACTTTAGCCATGCCACGCCCGTATTGCTTCATCATGTCGTTAGTTTTGCCGCCAGCAGCCATCTTTTTTGCGCCAAGGTGCATGCGTTTTTCGTGCGCCATGACTTCTTTGTCGGCAATTTTCTTCACTGTTTTCGTGTCCATTTCGACTCCTTATGTCGTTGCTACCGTAACTGTACCCAATTGCACGGCTAAAACCAAGTTATTTGGCGTTAAACCAGCATCATTTGCCCTAGAGCCCCCAACAGGGTACCAACCCCATTGAAAGATTCGGCTACCACCACCCGACTCACCATCCGCCAGTAAACCAGATATTACATAACTTCGGTCAGGACGGGGGTTACGCAGACCCTGTGGATCGTCTACTGGAAACTCGCCCAAGTGCAATTGTGGCTGATCTGGGTCCCAGCACTCTGGGCACACCAAAAGATCGTAGTTACGCCCTTTGATGACTTCACGCTTCAAAAGCGTTAGCTTAAAACGCTGGTCACAGCGATCGCACTGGGCAATCGCATTTTTACCAGAGGCGAACCTATTTCCCATTAACGTTAACCGATAAACTGTTGTCGCGGCACAAAACGAATAGACGCTTTTTCTTGGTCTTCGCCAGCCGCTATCTGCCAAGCTTCGTCGTACTGGGCCTTCAACATGGGTATCCGCTCAAAACCAGAAGGAATCTTTCCAGCAATGTAGTACGACAGACCCGCCGCCATGCAGGGGATGAACCTGAACGGCACGTCCATGACGTTGACACCGCCACCTGCATCCTGAGTACGGCGCAGTCTCCAGTACACAAACTGATACGTCTGGGCATTGTCAGGAGTCGGCCAAACTGTGACCGCTGGGACTTGCGCCCAGTACACAGTTGTTCCCGAGGTGTGAGCCGCCGCAGTGGTGTTTTGTTGGCCACGAAAACAGTTAGACAGGGTATTGCCTGTTATGTATCCGTAGTTGATGATCTCGCTGTCAATTTTAATAAATCCAGATGCAGGTAAACCCGTAGCATTGCTCAACACAATATCAGTGGAAGACGAGGTAATTGTGGTGCTCAGAGTCGCGCTC